GGCGTGGAATAGAGAAGTGGAGAATTGTGGATTGACCGCCTGATAGGTCAAATTAGTAAATGCAAACGATAACTTTGCAATCGAAGATTACGCACTAGCTGCTTAATCTCATGGAGTTCGGTGGGAACTTAGCAACAGAATCCCACCATTATTAACTTGGAGCTATTAAGCTCCTGTAGTAAAATGGGAGAGAATCCATGTGGAAAGCTCCAATAATAAAAGAAGTTTCAGTAGGTTTAGAAATAAACTGCTATGCCTGTGCTGAAATATAATTAAACATCATATGGGGTCAGTTCTTGACCCCATATATAATAGATTATGAAAGACATTATGAACGATTTACAAACACCAAAAATATTTTCACTAAAAATAGAATCCATAGTAAAAGAAAAAGACTTAACACATATGGAAGCAGTTCTGTTTTTTTGTAGTAAACATAATATAGAACCAGATAAGGTTTCTACCCTCATCACAAAAGCCCTTAAAGAAAAAATAGAAGCAGATGCAAGAGAATTAAACTTTTTACCAAGAAGGGCAAAATTACCTATATGAATTTTATAGAAACCTATAAAATAGGCCATGAGATTTGTGATAACTTTATAGATTTATTTCATAAATTTAAAGCACACCATTCACATGGACAAATAATAAAAAATGATGGAAAAGGTGGTGTTCAAGATTTAAATATAAAAGACTCCACAGATTTAAGTATCAATTTGTGGAAATCACAATCTCAACCTACAGTAAAAAAATATCAAAAAATATTGACAAATAATTTATTAGAATATGGAAATAAATATGAAATGGTTCAACAGTTACAAGTAGGCCTTGCAGAAATTTTTAACATACAATATTATAAACCAAATGGTGGCTACAAAACTTGGCATTTTGAAAGACACCACCATGAACAATCAAGAATTTTTGCATTTATGACATATCTAAATGATGTACCAGATGGTGGCACACATTTTTTATATCAAGATTTAACATTAGAAGCAAAAAAAGGTGATACTGTAATATGGCCTGCCGAGTGGACTCATGCACACAAATCACAAATATCAACAACACATGAAAAGTATATAACTACAGGTTGGTTTAGTTTAATACCAGATAAAGATGATGGAAGCAGTTGAAGTATATTTGATGTATTGTGCAATGAAAGCACATTTTGGAAAGGGTGATTATGATTATGTAAAATACGGAGGCAAATCATCTGCAACCAAAAAATCATTTTGGAAAAGAAATGACAGATACTTTTTTGTCCGTATTTTACGGAAGTATAAAGAAGAAGATGTAATAAAAGATTACCTTATATCCAATTTTATAAAGAATAAAAAAGGTTGGCTAGGTGATTTTAATGATGAAAACTATATTGAATGGAAAAGAAAAATACAAAGTATAACACACATATTTGAAGAAGAACTCACACCATTACTTGAGAATTTTGAAGAAGGGAAAAATCTTCTTGCAACCCAATCAAAGAATCACCCAAAATTATTAAAAGAATATTTAGGTAAAAGAGTGTCTATTGAAACCGTCATTATACTAGACGATATCATAGAGTTCTCTAATAATTGGGATAAAGTATTATCAGATGATGTTATTTGGCCTGATGTAAAAAAAATGATGGATAATTATAAAAAGTTCTTGACATATGATAAAAATAAGTGTAAGATGATTCTAATGGACTTAATTAAAGGAGTAGACTAATGTCACAGAGATCAGAAGGTTTTTTTGAACATAAATGTGAAAAACAACAAAATAGAATTAAAGAGTTAGAAAGAGATTGTGCTGATTTGACAGTCAAAAATCAAGAGTTAATGGAGAGAGTAAAAAAACTTGCAGGCAGAACTCCAGAGTGGCCAAAAGGTTATCGTCCAAGACGCCACTTCAATAAAGATAGAGACTTTAGGAAGCGTGTTCATTAATGAAAAAAGTCATTGTATATGGAAATGGTGAATCTCGATTAGGTAAGGTATGGCCTACTAGTATTCCAAATGATGTGGAAACTTGGGGTTGTAATGCAATCTATCGTGATATGAGAGTTGACAATCTTGTATCAGTAGATTATAATATGCAACAAGAGATATATGAGTCTGGATATGCACACAATAATAAATGTTGGTTTTCTGATTGGAGTATTTTACCCAATGTAGATGATTCTTTAATTGAAGTATCAAAATCAACATTTGACTCATATATGATAAAAGAAACAGAAAGAAAAAATAGAAAGAATTGTATAATACAAGGTAAAGACCCAGCTACAGTTGAAATGTTAATTTCAGATGTAATGAAAGCAAATCCAAAACTTGATTACAATGATGTAAAACTTAAAGCTGAAAGAGATATTGGTTTGTTTATCACATGGGTTGATGAAGAAGATAAGGTAAAAGGAATTGACTACCCAATTGGGTGGTGTGCTGGTGCAACAGCACTTCATCTTGCTTGTCAAGGTGGAGCAAAAGATATATATATGTTAGGGTTTGATAATAGTAGTTATGATAAACCTATAAATAACATATATAAGGGCAGTAAGAATTACTTGCCCGAATATGCAAAGGGGTTTAATCCTGTTAATTGGAATAACCAACTAGATACAGTATTCAAAGAATATAATGGATTAACAAGTTTCTGGTGGGTAAATCCAGTTCATACAATATTAGATAAAGTGAAATCACAAGATAAAAACCCTAATGTAGATTTTTTAACATACGAAGAACTATACAAAAACATAAGTTAACATAGGAGAAAAATTATGTCTATAGCTAATCTAAAGAAAAAAAATTCCCTTGACAAATTACTTAACGCAGTTAAGGAAGATACAAAAGACCCTTCAGAAAAGAAGTCTTATGTAGACGAAAGACTATGGAAACCAGAACTGGATAAGTCTGGTAATGGTTACGCAGTTATTCGTTTTCTTCCAGCGATTGAAAAAGAGGATTTGCCTTGGGCAAAACTTTGGAGTCATGCATTTCAAGGCCCAACAGGACAATGGTTTATTGAGAACTCTCTCACTACCATAGGTCAGAAAGACCCTGTGTCAGAATACAACACTTCTCTGTGGAATTCTGGTGTCGAGTCCGATAAAGAAATTGCTCGTAAGCAAAAGAGAAAATTGCAATATTACTCAAATATCTATGTTGTAAGTGATTCTAAACACCCAGAGAACGAAGGTAAAGTTTTCTTGTTTAGATATGGTAAGAAAATCTTTGACAAGATTATGGCTGCAATGCAACCAGAATTTGAAGATGAAACGCCAATTAATCCTTTTGACTTCTGGCAAGGTGCGAACTTTAAATTGAAAATCCGTAAGGTTGATGGTTTCTGGAACTATGATAAATCAGAGTTCGAGGCAACATCACCATTATCAGATGATGATAAGACAATTGAGAGAATTTGGGGCGAACAGTATCCTCTAGCTGATTTCACAGCTCCAAGTAACTTCAAATCATATAATGAATTGAAGACTCGTCTTGACACTGTTCTTTCTGGAAAAACTACTGTAGGTAATGTAACTGAATCAATCGAAGATGAACCAGTTGCAACTCCTAAAGTGGATACGAAACCAGTTGAGAAAGTGGAAAAAGATGACACTATGGATTATTTCAATAAGTTAGCAAACGCTTAAATTTGAAATGTTTAGA